CCGCCGCCACACTCGCGCCGTCGATGCGGTTGTTCCCAGCACCGCGAGCGACCACATACTCGTCCGCCGCTTGCGCGTCCCCGCCGTCAGTCAGTTGCGAAATCTTCAGGTCAGCCATTAATCACTCCAAGTACACGATTATCCAATGCAACAAACTGTTGCGGTAAACTCAGTTTCACTTCCCACGGCCAAGCTTTTGCCGGGTCTTGCGGGGGGTCTTCGCGATCATCTTCTTTGCCTCAGCCTTGCTCAGCCCCTTAACCTTCGCTGAGCCAGAGGCCGCCGCGTACATAAGCTTCATCTGAGCCTTGCTCTTCATCGGCATTACCTTCTCCTCCGCTTGATGATTGGGATATACGGGTCAGAGCCAGCGGCCCTAATGGTCAATGATACATCGTACCCAGACAAAACGACATATCCGGTGAGTGACGATATTACAACATTCCCGGAGCTTGTCGTGGTAATTAGCGGCTCGTACCCGAGCAGGCTCAGGTCGCCAGTAAACGTCGCTACCGTTGACGGTGTATTGATTACTGGGCTGTAGCCAGCAACGTCGACCTGCCCAGCCCCGGCGATACTCCTGACGGGAGTCTTGATGTCCGGCGCGTACCCGGTGGCCGAGATCTGCCCCGTCGCGGTAGCGATGGTGATCGGCAGCCTAACGACAGGTGTCTGGCCAGAGACTGACAGCTGCCCAGTGGCTGTCGCAACATTTACCGGGGTGGCGATAACCGGGCTATACCCGGCAACGCTTATCTCGCCAGTGGCTGTCAGGCTCCGGACGATGATCCGGACATCCGGGGCGTGGCCGGAGGCCGTTGCCTGCCCGGTTGCCGTACTGCTCTTAACAGGGGTACGGACTGACGGCTCAAGTCCGGTGGCGACTACCTGCCCGGTGTCGGTGGCAATGCCAGAAGAAACACTGATGACCGGGGCAAACCCTGTAACGCTTGCCTGCCCAACTCCAGTTTGTACCGCTGCCGACGTTACTACCGTCGGAGCGAACCCAGCGACTACTACTTCTCCGGTGCCAGCCTCTACCGGGGCAGTTTCAAGTAAGAGAAAACCGCCCGATTCCAGTAAGATCGCATCGGAGTTTTCCAGCAGCAGCCGATAATTACTCATCGCTTGCACGCCCCGCAGGCGTTAGCAATGGGGCAAAAACCCCATTGCTCGCCTTGCTGACAGCCAGCAGGACACGCCACACCTACCACGCTTCCGCGTTAGTCGGTGGTCGCGCCAGAGACCGTGAAGATACCAGACGCGTTGAACTCGATCGTCAGCGTGTTCCCGGTTGTCGCCGTAACGTCAGCCGGAGTCGTGTCGAGAAGGCACACGCACACCAACGCATCGGCCACGGCATTCACCGTGCCGCTCTGGTAGATCACGGCGAACCTTGCCGTAATGCTCCCACCGCTCGCCGTCCACGTCGTATCCGCAGCGTCGAACGTGGCGGTGCCGCCCGTCTGGGTCCATGTTACGGAGGTCAGCGTATTGCCGCCCGTTGTGTAACCGTTGGCATTCGCCAATTGGTTCGTGAGGTCCGAGAGCGTGCTGTTCGTCAGCGTGTTGGCGTTCGAGGACGAGGTGAACAGCGCACACTTGTAGGTGTTCGTGTTGAGATCGAACGTGCCATCCGCCAGATACAGCTTGGCGGCGTTATAAAGTTTCCATTTCCCAGCGGCCATTGAAGAACTCGGTTGTGGTTAGAGTCGGAATGACGTTGCGATCTGCGACGCAGCTGCACGCAAGTCGGCAACCTGCTTCTCAAGCGCCTGCAACTCGGCGTTCTTCCCACGCACGGACTCCGTGAGGCTCGCCAGCTGCCCTCTCAGCCCATCGATTTCCTCAGCCAACGCCGCCTTCCGCTGGCCAGCAGCAATCGCGATAGCCTGCGAGGCCGCGTCAGCCTTGTCGATGATCTCCTTGGCCTTGTCCTCAGCATCGGCAATGATCTCGTCGCATTCAGCCGTGGCCTCCTGCTTCTTGACCTCCAGTGCCTTGAGATCGGCCAGCGCCTTTTCGGCATCCCGCACCGCTGCATCGCGGCTGACGGTCGCCTTCTGGGTCGCGGTGACGATCTCGCTACGCACCTGCTCTAGCCCAGCGACCTCATCCAGATATTCTCCAACCTCAAGCACGGCGCGGTACTGCTTGCGCAGCGCCAAGACATTGTCAGCCAGCGCACGAATATCCTTCATAGCGGCCTCCGGACCAGCATCGTCGCAGTAAGAGAAGTCGTACCATCGCCAGCAGTGATGCGAGGACGCACATAGCGCGTCAGCTCCAGCACCGCCTCAATCTTCGCCGCCTGCACCGCAAGGCCGTTGCCCTGAGGGTCAGTCAGCGTCGCCCAATTCGTCCCGTCATTCGAGCCCTCGAACGTCAGCGTTCCGCCGCTGCCGAACGTCCCAGTCACCTGAAGCGAGCGATCCGCTGCCCCCGGCATCTCGAACGGGTCTCCAGAATCCGTGGTGCTGTGGGTCAGTCCAGTCCACGCCACGACCCAGCACTTGTCCCCAAACGTCTGGAGCGTTGTAATGTTTTTATCACGCACTGCCATAGGAATTCGCCCTCCGCGAAGTTGCCGACATTCCTCTTGAAAGCATCAGCGCGGTAGGGCCGGAAGTGACCCTACCGCCTGATACCTAGATCACGGACTCGTCTGCCGCCCGTGGTGCTGCTTTGCTACGCTTTGCCACCTGCTTGACTGGCGTGGCCGTGTCATCGATCCGCTCGGCCCACGATCCCAGCTGGGTGTCATCGGGGACATCGTACTCCTGCCCCTCGTACACTCGGTGGGTGCCGTTAAACGCAACCGGAACAATGACACGAACACGCATCAGTCAGTCTCCTTACGCCTGAACGCTGAAGCCAGACGCGTAGTACACGTCGTTCTGGACCATCGAAGCAGGCTGCACGAACGCGGTAACCGTGACCGTCGGGGTGGTCCCCGTCACGTCGTAGAAAGCCGCGAGGTGCGTCGCCGTCGCCGCAACACGGCCCTGCGGAAGCAGGAGCGCGAAGCGGGTGCCAGCGGTAAGGGCCGAGCCAGCAATCGCCGGGGTCTCGACGAGCGAGGCAGCCCCGGTGGTGCCGTTGTCGGCGGTGGCGGTACGGACGACGAACTTGTAGGTCTCGTCGCCAGTGGTGTAGTCGGCAGCCACGTCGATCACGAACACGACGGCGAGCGGCTCACCGATCCCGATGTCGAGGCCAGCGGCCCCGATCTTGAGCGCGTTGGTCGAGACGGCATCCGCCGTCACAGCCTGCGCGTCCGAGAGGAGAAGAAAAGCATCAGTACGCATGAATAAATCCTCAGTAGGTAAGTGTCAGGTCAGACCGCAGCTTCGTTCTCGACGATCTGATCGACCGTGCGGATCGGGATGCCACGGAACATCGAGGTCCAGACGCCGTCCACGACCTGATAGCTGAGCTGGCCACCCGTCTGGACGCGCTCCTGCCGCTGGATGTCGAGGTACTGCGCGACAGTCCGGTTGCAGTAGAACGCCGCACGACCCGACGCGAGCATCGGGATGCGGTGGAGAGCCTTCGTCATGAACTTCGTGAGGTCCGCGTCAGACGACTCGGCAACGAGATTGCTCACGTCGATCGAACCGATGCGCACGACATAGCGCCAGTCGCGGATGTGGAGGCCCATCTCCCACTCGTAGTGGTCGCGGTAGCCTTCCATGAGCGCACCAGACACGCCACCCGCGTTCTCGATGACCTGAAGCCCGTAGTCGGTGTGCTTGAGGCCAGCGGTCGAACCCTTCGGGTAGATGCCGTGGCAGTTGTCGCCCCACACCACGAGGAAGATCGAGGTGTTGTCGGTGCTGGAGCCAGCCGCGTCAAGCACGTTCTGCTTGGTCACGCCAGTCGCAGCCGAGGAGTAACGCGGGGCGAAGCCCGTGAACTCGCGCTCGTCGGTGCTGGAGTTGCCGTAGAAGAGCGTCCCGATCATCTCCTGATTCATCGCCTCGATGAAGGCCGAAGCCTCCGAGAGACGCCATCCAGCGGTGTTGCCGTTGAGGTCCGCGACCTTCTTGTCGATCTCGCTCCACGCGTCGAGGATCGCAGTCTGGTCCTCAAGCTGGGCGGTCGTGGACTTCGTCGGGGTGGTGCCAGCGTTCACGCGGCGGAACGCCACGCCCGGGAGGCTGGTACGCGCAGTCGAGCGCATGCCAGTCGGGAGGTTGCCCTCCTTGAACACCATGTCCTGCAGGATCGGGTTGGTCTGCGCGAGCAGCTCAGCGATCGCGGCAATCTTGCCATCCGGGTCCAAACGCTTCGCGACGTCAACGAGCGTCGGGCGCAGGGTCGAAAGTTCAGCCATTGCTTAATTCTCCAAAGTTGTGTTAACCGTAAATGCGCTCGGCGAGGGACTTCGGAGCGGACTTCGGTGCTACCGAGGTCGTCACGAACGTATCCTCACCCATCGCACGATGAATGCGCGTCAGCATCTTGATCAGCGCAGGACTCGAACCCAGCCCGGACTCTTCGAGAAAATCCCGGACAGTGGCATCCCCGAACCGATCCAGCACCTGACGGCTGTGCTGTACCGCCTGTTGCAGCTTCTCCGTGGTTCCCCCGATATCGGGGTCCGACAGAGCTTGCTTCTCCATCTCCGCCACCCGCGCCTTCCAGATGGCTCCGCCCTTGGCGTGTGCCTCAAGCTGGGACTGCTGGAACGTTACGACCTCCTTGTGGATCGCCTCTGCGATGGCCTGTGCCGAATCGTCGGAGGTCACCTTCAGGCTCTTGGCGAGCGAGGTGACGCGATCGATAGCTGCAGGGTCGAGGGGCGTGTCGTCGGGGAGTGCAAGCTTGTAGGTCTCAGGGACCGTGGGCTCGCTCGCGGACGACGGCTCAGAGGTGAGTAGCGTACCGGATTGCGCCTCCGACGGAGTCGAAGGTTCCTGCTCAC